GATACCCCACGTGGTGCAAGCGGAATAGTCAGCACGATTTGTCTTCTCAAAGGCGGTATCCCATGACTGAATGATGTAATCGCAGTAAGGAGCGACATCCGATTCCCATATGCGCCAATACTCCCTTTTAATAATTGCGCCTTCCTCAGATGTAGGATTTTGCTGATACTGGGCTTCCCACTTGCTAACAGGAATTTCCGCCTTGATCGCTTCAAGTTCTTTTTGCGACCAGAACTCAGACCATAAAGGTTTACCAGAGGGTAATAACGCAGGTAATTCGATGACTTCCCACTCATCTCCATCCCTTTTCATTGAGTTATCTAAAATTTGACCAGTCAGATCCCGCTTAGACCAGCGTGTCATCACAATAATAATTGACCCGCCCGGCTGTAGACGCTGACGTGGTCCTGATCCATACCATTCAAAGACCCGATCATAGACTTCGGGATTGCCTTGCATGGCTTCTTGCTCCGAATGCGGGTCATCAATAATTAGAACGTCCGCACCTTTACCCGTTACCGCACCGCCTACACCGATAGCGAAATAGTCTCCCCCTTTATCGGTGTTCCAGCGCCCTGCGGCTTTACTGTCAGAAGATAGCTTGGTGGGGAATACAGCTTGGTAGTCGGGAGTGTTAACGACATTTCGTACTTTTCGCCCAAACCCAACTGCAAGCTCTGCGGTGTGGGCTGTTTGGATAATTTTCTTTTGGGGGTATTTCCCAAGATACCAAGCGGGAAAGAGATAAGACGCAAACTCAGATTTAGTATGACGAGGAGGCATATTAATAATAAGCCTTTTAAGAGTTCCATTAGCCACACGCTCAAAAGCGTCAGCCATGACAGCATGGTGTTTACCGGGAATGAAGGCACTCCACATCTCCTTTACAAAAGGTAGAAAGTTTTCCCTGCAACGCTCAATTTTGTCCTGTTTGAGCAGTTGATGTATTTTTGGAATTTGGGGCGAATCTTTAGGCAGCGTTTCTAATAACGCTAAATACTTTTTAATCTCCGCCTTAGTGAGAAGACTCAAAGGGCAGCCATCTCACGAACGGTTGCATCAATCACTTTGATGCTACGCACCATATGGGGGTTGATTTTAATCAAACCCTTGTCTTTCAAATTGTGCACCAAACGATGAATATTAGATTTGCTACGTAGTTCTAATCCTTTAGCAATCTCGGTATAGCTGGGTGCAAACCCATGCGTACGAATAAAGGCTTGAATAAAGTCGTATACCCGCTTTTGTTTTTCAGTCATTACATTCCTTTACTATTCTTAATTTAGGTTTTGCTGGTGAGCAAGAATTGCCCACGTCATAAACAACTTGCATTTGCCGCAAGATGCTAATGGCTGTTGTAAGTGCCATGTAGCCACGAGATGCTGGTTCATAAGGTGTCCTCATTGTTTCAAGATCAATGATGGTGCTACGCAATAGAAAGTTTTGATCGCTCATAGGATCATTGCCAATACGATCAGTAACCCCAACATAATCCATAAGTGTTTTTCCTCCAAAATATATACCCCCCCATGTTTAAACGGAAACGTTCATAGGGGGTATTCTACACGAACGTTTAAACTTTGCATTGCAAAAAAACAACAGGGGGTGTGTTTCACGTGAAACATATGGAAACGTTCTGATAGCTAAAAAGTATGTATTTAAATGTGTATTTCAGAGTGTAGAGTCCAATGCAGACCATCCCGTCAAAAAGGGGGCATGGGGGTAGCGTGGGTGTGCGCCAGCGCAAACGCACAAGCCCACGTCACGCTTTTTTCTTTCTGATTGATGTCACGTTGTCGAGTAACGTCAAGTGCGATTCGAGTTCTTGCTTGAGTTGTTCTGCGTTGATCTCCTCGACCTTGGTCTCGACCTTATCGATGAACATACCGACAGCCTTGCCCATCAGCTCCAGCGCACGCAGTCGTGCACCAACGTTCGTCTCTTCATTGGCGCTGTGAACGAACAGCTCCTCCATGATGTGCTTGCGTGTGGCTACCTCGTTCGCAAGTACCAATTCTTTTTTGGCAGTGATCAAAGGTTCAAGAAGTAAAGTGATTGAACTGTGTCTCATCAATTCGTTCGCACGTGCAATGATCGTGGCATCAGCACTACCACTACAGTCGTAAGCCTTTCGGTATGCATCTCTCGGAGCATCACCATTGAGCACGTAGGATGCGAATGCCAGCATCTTGGCAGTGGGTTTATTAAGCTTCTTACCAGTCTTATCTGTCTTCACTCCTACTGGTAATCCATTTCTCTTTCTCTTTATCTCTACACGATCTACAGCCGACTGGATCGCTTCGCTATTCGTGCCCGCTTGCGTTGTGCTAGTGCGAACATCGTCAACGGTAATAGCATCGTCCTCCAGCATCGTTATCAATTCATCTCTCGTCTTTTTCAATTCAATCTCCTATGCATGAACGGTCACACGACCATCAAGCATGGTGATGGTTTAAACGTTAGATGTCAATGAAGTTCGCATTCTGTTCTGATCAACCCTCACAAAATTATTTTTGATCTGTCCTATACGTGACCCTGACTTTTTGCTTTCTGTCTCGTCTTGTAGTTGTAGCCTAAGTTTTTTCGTTGTCACTCGTCTTAGTAATGCAGTCAAACCTACAGAGGATTTATGAACACAAACAACCGTTATCCCATTCGTTTTAATAAAGCTTTGCAATACGTTGTAGAACACTTTCCACACCTGACACGTGAACAGTCGATCGTCCTAGCGAATGCCATCGTGAATGCGATCTTTCCTACTAGCTCATCAGGTGAGCCACTACATTGATTTAAACGCTGGTTCGCTTCGCTTTTTGCCCGCTCGTGGAAATACCCGACTAAGTTGTAGGGTTTAAACCACGCTCCTGATAGCTAAAAATGCAGGTTTTGGGCTTGGCAATAAAAAAGTCGTATGTGTTTAAACAAATGTACTAGTATTGAGGTTGTTGCATTAGTAGTAAATTTAAAAACGCTGAGTAACCAGCGACACGTCAGAGCCGAGTGCGTGGATAAAGTAAAGCGGTGACCGCTGATGCCAGTCAGGTCTAAAACGAGGGCTGTCAATATCAGGACATAAAACTGCACGTCAAAGGCTAGTAGGCTCTGCCCCCTGATGGGATCAGGCAACCGAACGAGATGCGAGACGAGAGCTGTGACCTAGGCGATGAGCGCCCCTAGTGAGCTGACTATGCTCCCCAGCGATGGGGTTCTTTCTGACGTGCGAGCCGAGAGCGTCAATAAATAAATGCGGATATACGTGCGATAGCAGAGCGTAGAAAAACAAGTGGCTCTCCAACGAGATTTAATCTCAGTTCGCATTGCATACCAGTGCGAACGAGGATGCGATCTTGCATCACTACTTATAGGAGGCTTTATGTTTGCAGTGAATTTGTACTTGGTTGATCGTGCATTCGGTGGACGTGAAGAGGGTGGTTGGTATTACGACTGCGGTCAACCATTGTTGCACCCATTAAATCGGGTGTTCGACACCCTCGAAGAGGCTCAACGTCATCAGCATCAATGCCTTGAGGTGCAAGACCAATTGAATGAGGGTTTGCCATTGATTAGTTCGGTGTTATCCCAAGGTCAATATCGTTTTTATGTTGGCGATGAGAACGAGTTACCCGCACCTTATCCCGCAGTTAAACCGCATTACGAATAACTTGAAATTAAGGATGGATTTATGCGTGAACTTTTTAATCTTGCAGTTGCAGTACTCGTGGCAATTGTGTTCGGCAATCTTGCGATCGCATTGCTTAATCACTTTCACATTTAATGGAGGTCAAATTGACTACACGTGAAGAATGGCTCAACTCAGCCGTCAATGAGTTACGTTCGATATTCGATGCGAACGGTTATCCGCTCCCGCAAAACATTCGTGTGACTTGCGGGTTTCCTAGCAAACACGCACGCAGTCTTAATCGTGCAATCGGTGAGCACTGGAGCAGTTCAGCCAGTGAGGATGCAACTCACGAGATCTTGATCTCGCCAGTCGTATCTGATCCGTTTGAAGTGTTCGGCATTCTCGTTCACG